AATTTCTGTTGAATATGATTTAGAATATTAATGAACGGATTATTTAATTTTATTATATCTCCTATAGATGGAAGATATAATAATACAAAAAAAGTAGGTGATTCTGAATTAATTGTAAATACAAGTATAGAAGAATTTGTATACATAAACAGAATGGCCAAAGTAATTTCTACACCCACAGCTATATGCACCAATATAAAAGAAGGGGATACAGTTGTAGTACATCATAATATATTTCGAAGATGGTATGATGTACGCGGGAATGAAAGAAATAGTAGAAATTATTTTACAGAAGATTTATATTTCTGCCCACTAGATCAAATCTATTTATATAAAAATAAAAATAATTGGCAAACTAATTTAGATTATTGTTTTGTTAGCCCAATTAGAGATATTGATGAAAGCAAAGTAGAAATACTAAAACCACAGCAAGGTATATTAAAATATTCTAATAATATATTAACCAACCTTGATGTCCATATAGATGACCTAGTAGGATTTAATCCTATGCGTGAATGGGAGTTTGTAATTGATGGACAACTATTATATTGTATGAAATCTAAAGATATTGTTATTAAATATGGCGAAAGTAAAGGAAACCAAACTGAATATAATCCAAGCTGGGCACAAAGCAGTTGAAGAATTAATTAAAGTTGCTAAAGAACCCATTGTGGATTCAGACGATGATATATCAGCTGACAGATTGAAAAACGCTGCAGCTACGAAAAAGCTCGCTATATTTGATGCTTTTGAAATTCTTAAAAGAATTGAAGAAGAAAAAAATATATTAGAAGATAAACCTAAAGAAGTTAAAAAAGAAAAAACTTTTAAAGGATTTGCAGAAGGGAGGTCTAAATAATGTATCAACAAACTTTATATAAAGTCCTAGATAATCATATTAAACCTAAAGTAATAAAAAGGTTAAATAGATATAAAAAATGGGAATACGGTTATAATGAAGACCATGATGTAATAGTAATTTCAAAGAGTGGGCAAATAGGGGAAATATACGAAATACAAAATCTTAAAATAGCTCTACCTAAAGTTCCTAATGAGGTTGTTAAATTTGAAAGTAATACTTGGAAGAAATCAGAATATCCGAAAGTATTAAATAGAATAAAAACTGTATTTGAATGGAAAGAATACCCAGAAGACTTTAAGGAGCAGTGGCATGATTATATAGACGAAGAGTTTAAAAGAAGAGAGGAAGGTTTTTGGTTTAAAAATAATAATATTAATACATATCTTACAGGTACTCATTATATGTATTTACAATGGAGTAAGATTGATGTTGGGGCGCCAGACTTTAGAGAAGCAAATAGATTATTCTTTTTATTCTGGGAAGCATGCAAAGCGGATATAAGATGCTATGGAATGTGTTATTTAAAAAACAGACGTTCTGGATTTTCTTTTATGGCTTCAGGAGAAGTTGTAAATTTAGCAACATTAGCTAGCGATTCACGATATGGTATACTATCTAAAACTGGTCCAGATGCTAAAAAAATGTTTACTGATAAAGTTGTCCCTATATCAGTTAATTATCCATTCTTTTTTAAACCGATTCAAGATGGTATGGATCGACCTAAAACAGAATTAGCGTATAGAGTACCAGCCTCTAAATTTACTAGAAAATCAATAACAGCTTTAGATTCTGGAGAATTATTAGAAGGACTAGATACAACAATAGACTGGAAGAATACAGGGGACAATAGTTATGATGGTGAAAAATTAAAACTATTAGTTCATGATGAAAGTGGTAAATGGGAAAAACCAAATAATATTCTTAATAACTGGCGAGTTACAAAAACAACTCTAAGATTAGGAAGTAGAATTATTGGTAAGTGTATGATGGGAAGTACATCTAATGCTTTAGATAAAGGAGGAGATAACTTTAAAAGATTATACAATGCATCAGATGTTACAAGACGAAACGCCAATGGGCAGACTAGCTCGGGATTATATAGTTTGTTCATACCTATGGAATGGAACTACGAGGGATACATTGATTCTTATGGCATACCTGTCTTCGAAACACCACGAAAGCCAGCCTTTGGTCCCCATGGAGGACAAATTAAAATTGGGGTTATTGACTACTGGCAAAACGAAGTTGAGGGCTTAAAAGATGATGCAGATGGTTTAAATGAATTTTATAGACAATTCCCAAGAACCGAAAAGCATGCGTTTAGAGATGAAACTAAAGAATCTCTATTCAACCTAACAAAAATCTATGAACAAATAGATTGGAATGAAGATATTAATTATAGTAACGTTATTACTAAAGGTAATTTTATGTGGGAAGATAGTGTAAAAGATACGAAAGTATTATTTATGCCTAATCCGAAGGGTAGATTCCATATTACATGGATTCCCCCTAAAAATCTCCAAAATAGCGTAATTATAAAAAAGGGGATGAAACATCCTGGAAATAAACACTTAGGAGCATTTGGTTGCGATCCTTATGACATATCTGGAACAGTAGATAAAAGAGGATCAAATGGCTCATTACATGGATTAACAAAATGGTCTATGGAAGATGTGCCAGCTAACCATTTTTTCCTAGAATATATAGCTAGGCCACAAACGGCTGAAATATTTTTTGAAGATGTGCTTATGGCATGCGTCTTCTATGGAATGCCTATCTTAGCAGAAAATAATAAACCAAGGTTGTTATATTATTTTAAGCGCAGGGGATATAGGCATTTTTCTATTAATAGGCCAGATAAAATTTTAACAAAATTATCTGTAACAGAAAGAGAAATAGGTGGTATACCTAATTCAAGTGAAGATATAAAACAAGCACACGCGGCAGCTATTGAAACTTACATTGAAACTTTTGTAGGAAATTTAGGCGAAACTTATGGTGATACTTATTTTCAAAGAACACTAGAAGACTGGGCTCGTTTTAATATAAATAATAGAACAAGTCATGACGCTTCAATTAGTTCTGGTTTAGCTTTAATGGCGTGTAATCAACATAGATACAAGCCACATGCAAAAATTGAAAAGCAAGCAGTGGTATTAAATTTTGCAAAATATGATAATAGTTCAGGAAAAAATTTATCTAAATTAATAAAATAAATGATAACAACTAATTATAACAGTAGCTTTCCGAGTCAGGTAGTACCAGATGAAGAAAAGGCGTCGTTGGAGTATGGAACGTTGGTAGGTAGGGCTATTGAGAATGAATGGTTTAGAAATACCAGAGGTGGAGGAGATAGATTTATCGTTAACTTTAATCAGTTTCATACGCGTAGATTATATGCAAGAGGTGAACAACCTGTACAAAAATATAAAGATGAATTAGCTATTAATGGTGATTTGTCTTATCTTAACTTAGATTGGAAGCCAGTTCCTATTATTTCTAAGTTTGTAGATATAGTGGTGAATGGAATGTCTCAAAGAAATTATGAAATAAAATCATATGCTCAAGACCCAGAATCACAAAAGAAAAGAACTACATATGCAGAAACTCTATTGAGAGATATGAATGCTAGAAGCTTTATTGAGAGAATTCAAAAAGACACAGGGATTAGTATGTTTAAAACTAATAACCCTGAACAGCTTCCAGAAAATCAAGAAGAGTTATCTTTGCATATGCAATTAAGTTATAAGCAAAGTATAGAAATAGCAGAAGAAGAAGCTATTTCAAATGTATTAGCTAATAATAAATATCACGAAACTAAAAAGAGGTTATTATATGATCTAGTAGTTTTAGGTATTGCAGCATGTAAAACTAATTACAATAATTCTAATGGGATTACAGTAGATTATGTGGATCCTGCTAACTTAGTATATTCTTATACAGAAGATCCAAATTTTGAAGATGTATATTATGTGGGTGAAGTAAAATCAATTAGTATTGCAGAATTAGCAAAACAGTTTCCTCATTTAACTGTAGAGGAAATGGATAAAATACAAAAATTCCCTGGTACTCAAAATTATTTAAGAAATTGGAATGAAGATCCAGATATTATTCAATTGTTATATTTTGAATATAAAACTTACTCTGAGCAGGTTTGGAAAATAAAACAAACAGACCAAGGGTTATCTAAGTCTATTCAAAAAACAGATTTCTTCAAGCCGCCACCAAGCGATAAATTTGATAAGGTAAGTAGAAAGATTGAAGTACTTTATAGTGGTGTTAAAGTATTAGGAATAGATAATATGATAGAATGGAAGGTTGCAGAAAATATGACTAGACCTGCAGCAGACACTACTAAATGTAGAATGAATTATGTTATTACAGCACCAAGAGTATACCGCGGAAGAGTAGAATCTATCGTGAGTAGAATTACTGGCTTTGCTGATATGATTCAATTATCACATTTAAAACTTCAACAAGTAATATCTCGTATGGTACCTGATGGAGTATTTGTAGATGTAGACGGATTAGCAGAAGTAGATTTAGGGAATGGGACAAATTATAATCCGCAGGAAGCATTAAACATGTATTTCCAAACTGGTTCTATTGTTGGTAGATCCCAAACACAAGATGGGGATCCTAATAGAGGAATGGTCCCAATTCAAGAATTACAAACATCTGCTTCACAAGCTAAGATATCTGCATTAATTAGCACATATCAATATTATCTTCAAATGATAAGAGATGTGACCGGATTGAATGAAGCTAGAGATGCAAGTACACCAGATCAATATGCTTTAGTAGGTATACAAAAATTAGCTGCGGCTAATAGTAATACTGCTACAAGGCATATCTTACAAGGTATGTTATATATGAGTGTACGTATAGCTGAAAATATTTCTTTACGTATTGCTGATGTATTAGATTTTGCATTGACTGCTGAATCATTAACAAATGCTATAAGTAGATTTAATACTGGTTCTTTAGAAGAAATGAAGAATTTAAATCTCTTTGATTTTGGTATCTATTTAGAATTAGAGCCAGATGAAGAAGAAAAAGCAGTATTAGAACAAAATATACAGATGGCGCTTCAGCAACAAAGTATTAATTTAGAAGATGCAATTGATATTAGACAAGTTAAAAATTTAAAGTTAGCTAATCAATTACTTAAATTAAAACGTAAGCAAAAACAGCAACAAGACCAACAACAACAACAAGCTAATATACAAGCTCAAGCGCAAGCCAATGCGCAAGCTACAGAACAATCAGCTATGTATGAAGTTCAAAAGCAAGAAGCATTAGCGCAAAAAGAATTGCAAATAAAGCAAGGAGAATCCCAATTAGAAATTCAAAAATTAGAACGAGAAGCGGCTATTAAGAAAGAGTTAATGGAAATAGAATTCCAATATCAAATGAAATTAGCTGGTATGCAAAGGCAAAACGAACAGTCTAAGGAAAGATATATTGAGGATAGAAAAGATAAGCGTACAAAAATTCAAGCTACGCAACAAAGTGAAATGATTTCACAACGTCAAAATGATTTATTACCTAAGAATTTTGAATCAGAAAATGATGGATTATCAGGATTAAATTTAGAACAATTTATGCCTAGATAATTATTTTATTAATTTTATAATATTTTATTATGTCAAAAAAGAAAGCAGAGGTCACTAAAGTAAAAGTGCCTAAAAAATCAGTTAACTCTGAACCAGAAATAACTAAAGTGGATTTATCTAAACCACCAGTTAAAAAAGAAGAAATTAAAAAAGAAGTTAAACCAGAGGTTATAGACCCAGTAACAAAAGTTAAAGATGCCATTCAAGAGTCTAAGTCAATTGATATGGATGAAGTTAAACCGGCCACAGATGTACAAAAGGTGGAAATCGGAAACGTCGAGCCATCAAATGAAAAACCTTCCACACAAAGCGAAGAAAAAGTAGAAGATGTAATTCATGAAATTACTGTAGATTTAGAAGAGCCAAAAACTAAAGAACCTGAAGTCGCCCCTGTGGTTACTGAAAATATACCTCCACGTCAATTACCAGAAAACGTCGAAAAGCTTGTTGCTTTTATGGAAGAAACTGGTGGTAACGTTGAGGATTATGTAAGACTTAATGCAGATTATTCTAATGTAAATGATGATATGTTATTAAGAGAATATTACACAAAAACAAAACCTCATTTAAATACTGAAGAAGTATCTTTTATTATGGAAGAAAACTTTAAAGTAGATGATGAGATTGATGAAGAGCGAGACATCAAAAGAAAAAAACTCGCTAAAAAAGAAGAGATTGCAAAAGCAAAGAACTTCCTAGAAGATCTGAAGGTTAAATATTACGACGAAATCAAGTTGAGACCCGGCGTTACCCAAGAACAACAGAAGGCAATGGACTTTTTCAATCGCTACAAGGAGAATCAAGAAATAGCAGAAAAGCAACATAGTAGTTTTTTAAATCAAACTAAAAATCTTTTATCTAATGAATTCGAAGGTTTCGAATATAAGCTAGGAGACAAGAGATTTAGATATAGAGTAAAAAACCCAACTGAGTTGGCTGACAATCAAAAGGATCTCGGTGCTTTCGCACAAAAGTTCTTGGATAAAGAAGGCAACGTAACTGATGCTTTAGGTTATCATAAAGCTATTTATTCTGCAACTAATGCTGATCAAATTGCATATCATTTCTATGAGCAAGGCAAAGCCGACGCTACTAGGGATATTGCAGCTAGTTCTAAAAATATTAATAGTGATGTACGCACAACTGTGAATACTGATATTAATCCTGGAGGAATTAAAGTGAAAGCAATTAGCGGCGAAGATTCTACTAAACTTAGAATAAAAACACGTAAATTTTAACAACAAAAATTAATTTGAAATGGGAGTATTAAATCCACAATTTGGTAGCTTAGTACCTTCTCAAACTCAACAAGTACTTAACACAAACTATTTACAGTTTAATAATGGTACTAACGATTTCGCTCAACAGTATCTTCCTGAAATATACGAAGCTGAAGTTGAACGTTATGGTAATAGAACTCTAGGTGGGTTCTTGAGAATGGTTGGAGCTGAATTACCTATGACAAGTGACCAAGTAATCTGGTCTGAACAAAATAGATTACACATTTCATATGACTCATGTACATTAACAGGTGTAGATACTATTGATATTAACTTACCAATAGTTGCAGGTGTTAACAATGTTATTACTAATAACATGACAGTAGTTATTATGGATCCATTAAACCCAGCTGCTACAGTTAAGGCATTCGTTGCTGCTGTTGCGGGTACGGTTTTAACAGCATATCCATATCAGCAAGCTAGTTTAGCAGCCTCTTTTGGCGCTGGTGCTGCAGGACTTAAAGTATTCGTTTACGGTTCTGAATTTGGAAAAGCTTCTGGTTTATCACCAGCAGGTGTTGACGGTACTGGTTTAGTTACTGAAAACATAGATCCAGCTTTCACTCAATTTTCTAACAAACCAATTATCATCAGAGATAGATATGCAATATCTGGTTCTGATACAGCTCAAATCGGTTGGGTTGAGGTTTCAACAGAAGATGGAGTTGGAGGATTCTTATGGTATCTAAAAGCTGAAGGTGAAACTAGATTAAGATTTGAAGATTATTTAGAAATGGCAGTTATAGAAGGTCAAATTTCTGATGCAACATCTGGACCAGGTGGAGCACCAGGTGGTTTCTATGCAGCAGCTATTGGTGGTGCTATTGTTGCGGGTCAAAATACAGGTTTCTCTGCATTTGCGGCTGGTAATCAATTAGGTACTCAAGGTATGTTTGATGCTATTCAAGCTAGAGGTAACGTAATGACTGGTTTTGCTGGTGCATTAGCTGACTTCGACTCAATTCTTCAAAACTTAGATTCTCAGGGATCAATCGAGGAAAATATGTTATTCTTAGATAGAGCTACTGAGTTAAATTTTGATAACATGTTAGCTGTTCAAAATTCTTACGGAGCTGGTGGTACATCTTATGGTGTATTCGAAAACTCTGAAGAAATGGCACTTAATTTAGGTTTCTCTGGTTTTAGAAGAGGTTCATATGACTTCTATAAAACTTCATGGAAATATCTAAATGATGCTTCTACAAGAGGTGGTTCTACTAATTTCAGTGGAGCTAGTAATGTTGAAGGAGTATTAGTACCTGCTGGTACATCTACTGTTTATGACCAAGTTCTTGGTACTAACATTAGACGTCCTTTCTTACACGTAAGATATAGAGCTTCTCAAGCTGATGATAGAAGAATGAAATCTTGGTTAACTGGATCTGTTGGTGGTGCTTACACTTCTGACGTTGACGTTATGCAAGTAAACTTCTTATCAGAAAGATGTCTTTGTGTACAGGCTGCTAATAACTTTGTACTATTTAGTGCATAAGTATTTATAAAAGGTAGGGGTGCTTCGGCACCCATATACCTTATTTTTTAATTATTTAATTATATTATATCATGGCAAAAAAGAGTAAAGAAACTCAAGAAACTCAGGTTGATGACTGGGAAGTAAAAGATAGAACTTATTACTTAAATTCACATCACTCTCCTGTGACTTATACTATACCAAGTAGACACACAAGAAGGCATCCTTTATTGTATTTTGATGCAGTGAAAAAAGAACAGAGAGCATTAAGATATGCAACTAATCAACCTTCTCCATTTGAAGATGAACAAAAAGGTGAAGCAACATTAGAACATATTGTTTTTAAAGATGGGACATTATTTGTACCTAAAGAAAAAGTAAATTTACAAAAATTATTATCATTATATCATCCAAGAAAAGGGAAAGATTATAATGAATATAATCCAGTAAATGAAGCTAAAGACGATTTAGTAGATTTAGAAATGGAAATTATGGCATTAAATGCTGCAAGGGAAATTGAAGTAGGTCACGCTGAAGCAATCTTAAGAGTAGAAATGGGTAGCAAAGTAGCTAATATGTCTTCCAAAGAAATTAGAAGAGATATTTTAAGATTAGCAAAACGTAATCCTAGACTATTCATTAGTTTAGTACAAGATGATAATGTTGAATTAAGAAACTTTGCGATTAAAGCAACAGAACAACATATAGTAAAATTATCGCAAGATCAAAGATACTTTATGTGGGGAACTAATGATCGTAAGTTGATGACTATACCTTTTGATGAAAATCCATATTCAGCATTAGCTGCGTGGTTTAAAACAGATGAAGGAGTAGAGGTTTACAAAACAATTGAAAAGAAAATCATCTAAACAATAACATAGAAAGGGCGGCCAACAACGCCGCCTTTTTTATTATAAAGAAATTAAAATGGCGGTAAACGTAGATATAGTTTATAAAACGGTTTTATTAATCCTTAACCAACAACAAAGAGGATATGTCACACCAGATGAATTTAATAAATTTGCTACACAGGTTCAAAGAACAATGTTTGAAAGCTATGCTAGTGATTTAAATCAACAATACCGTTTGCCTCAAAACGATACCGAATATGGTAATCGTGTAAAAAATGTAGAACAAATGCTAGAGCCTTTTCAATCTATTGGGCCAGCATCCTTTAACACTGACAGATTTACCCTTCCTGGTATTTCTACTACCCCAGCTTTTTCACAAACATTTGTAGGTAATCCACCAATTGACGGTGTAAGCACTGTATTTAATGTTACAGCTTGGACTACAGCACAATCACAAAATGCTGATGTTAAAGTATTTTTAAATAATGTAGAGCAAGCACCGGCAGCTTATACATGGAGCAGCAACAGCAATATACTTAATATGGCTGTAGCGCCCTTAATTGGTGATACATTATTAATACAATTATTTCCAAATCAATTTTATAGAATTGGTACAGTTATATATACTAACCCATATAACGTAAGTAAAGAGGTTCAATATATTCAAAGAAATGAATTAATCAAACAAGAATTATCTCCAATAACTAGACCTACAGAAATGTTCCCTGTATATTTATATGAAAGAAATGATTTATATATTTATCCACAAACTATACAAAGTGGGATTCAAGTTTCTTATTTAAGAACACCATTAGATGTAGTGTGGAATTATACGACTGGATCACAAGGAGAATATATATATAATGCAAATGGAAGTCAAGATTTTGAATTACATCCATCAGAGCAAACTGAACTTGTATTAAGAATATTAGTATATGCAGGAATAGTAATTGAAGACCCAGCAGTGATTCAGTTGGCTGCAGGAATAGTACAACAAGAAGATCAAAATGAAAAATCATAATTAGATGGCACTTATAACTGAAAACAATACTCAATATTATGTTGGAGAACAATTATTTGTAGTTGATCCCGCGGCTTTATCTGGTCCGTTTACGACTACTTTTAATACTGACTTAATATATTATACTAATGATACAACCGCATTAAATTTTCCACTAAACAATTTTGACATGTTTATAAGTGTAGATGGAGGAATTACTTTCACTCCTTATACACTACAAGCTAATCCTCTATATGACTTGCCTATAGGAAATGTAGTGGGCAATACTATTACATTAGCAAACAATTTAGCTGCTGCTAATGTGTTTATGATAAAATTAAGAGAGAGCGCAATATGGGAAAATTATGGTGGATATTCGTACATTAGTTTAGAAGATGTAATTAATAACTTTATGTTCGCGTATGTTGGTTATCAAAAGCTAATTCCAAATGTAGGAAGAAATGAAGTTATATTCCATGCCAAGAGAGGATTGCAAGAATTTAGTTATGATACTTTAAAATCTGTTAAGTCTCAAGAATTAACTATTCCACCATCAGGACAAATTCCTTTGCCGCCAGATTATGTTAATTATGTAGGATTATCGTTTGTAGATGGGCTTGGTGTAAAACACCCAATATATCCAGCAGATAACTTAACCTCATCTCCTTATCAAAGACCTTTACAGGATTCAGGTGGTATTCCAATATCGGATGCTAATATGAATATGATAGAAGGTACTTCTATTACAGATGCGAGATGGAGGGCTGCTAATACTAGATTAATTACTGGTAATTGGTGGATTAACTTTGCTTATAATACAGATGCATGGTTTGATGGTTACCCTTATTTATGGTTGACTCAATTAGGACAAAGATATGGTTTAGACCCCCAGACTACTCAAATGAATGGTTGGTTTAATTTAGATGAAAGAGAAGGGAAAATAGCTTTTTCAAGTAATTTAATTGATGGAAGAATAATAATATTAGATTATATATCTGATGGATTAGCATATGACCAAGATGTTAAAATTCCTAAATTAGCTGAAGATGCAATATATGCATGGATTATACATGCGATTATGGCTAGCAGAATGGGGCAACCAGAATATGTAGTTGCTCGACTTAAGAAAGAAAGAAGCGCTAAACTAAGAAATGCTAAAATTAGGTTATCCAATATTAAACTTAATGAAATAGTACAAGTAATGCGTAATAAATCTAAATGGATTAAACATTAATTAAATGCCAGAAATTAAAAATAATTTTCTAAAAGCCAAGATGAATAAAGACTTGGACGATAGATTAGTACCAAATGGCGAGTATAGAAATGCACTAAATTTACAAATTAGCAGATCTGAAGGCTCAGACGTAGGCGAATTCGAAACTATGCTTGGTACTACTGAGTTAGCTTATTTAAGGTTAGGTTCTGAATTTGATTCTTTTACAGGAATTAAAACTTATGCAGGTAAAGTTATAGGTCAATATACAGATGAAGCTAATGGTAAATTATATACTTTTAGCACAGGTTATACAGGCGCTGGAGTTACCCCAAGAGATATTCAAGTATTTACAGGCGGGGGTTTTCCTATAATTGGAAATACTTTTACATTATATGATGGAGCTGGTAATGCATTAGACCCTTTAGCATTAGGTGTACAAGTAGGTATGTTATTGTGGGGAGATGCCATAGATAGCTCGCTTAATACTGATTTTGACCCTTATGTTACCGCAGTTACTAATGCTGATATTACTATAAGCTGGAATACAGCAGGTAGTATTGCTTCTGGATTACCTTTTACTATTGGCTGGTGTAATAAAATACATGTTTACGATATTAGAAACCAAACTACTACTCTATTAGTTGAAGGTGGATTTTTAAACTTTAGTACTTTAAATAGAATATATGGGGTTAATCTTTTAGAAACTCAATTATTTTGGACAGACAATAGAAATCAACCTAGAAAAATTAATGTAGATTTAGCTAATTCTAATGCTATAGCACACCCAACTTATTATACTAATGAGGATTCAATTTCTGTATGTAAATATTATCCTTATGAATCTCCTAAGGTTTTAGAGCAAGTTACTCAAACAAGTGATAGTGGACAAACATTTGCTAATTTAGTACCTGCAGCTACAGATCCTAGAGGATATGTTTTAGATATGGGTGCAGTTGTAGACCCTAATATAAAAATTGGGGATATAGTTATAGGGTTTGAACCTAGAACATGGACTGGCGCAGATCCACAGCAAGAATTATGGATCGTTACTACTATTGGCCCTACACCGACTTTAGGTGGTGGATTGGTATTAACTGATCAACAAATAGTTATTTATAATCAATTATATGATACTCCTTTTAATGCACCTACAGCTGGTGCCTATGCAGTACCTTTAACCTTTAGTCGTCCAACATCTACTAACCAAGCAGATCCTTATAATGCTAATTATTTTTCAGGGGAAATTGACTCTCCTGCACCTGCCGCAACGGTTATTGCTGGTGACCTTATATTATTACTTTATTCAAGAAATGATGGAGACAATAGTTTGCCTCTTCCGCAAGTGGGGGATTTAGTAACAAGTGCTACTGTTCTTGGTCCAAATGGTGTACCATTAAATGATGGTATTATAACACCAGGTTCTGATGAAGATGTAAGAATTGCATCTATACAAGGCATACCTCCCCCTGGTGGTACTCCTAAAATAGCTATAACATTAACTAAAGATATTTCTTACCCGCTGGGAACCAATATATTAAATATAGGGAATAACCCTAATTATAGAACTGACTTTAGCGGTGACCCAGAATTAATAGAAGAGGTATTTGCAAGATTTAGTTACAGATTTAAATTTATAGATAATGAATATTCATTAACAGCCCCTTTTAGTCAAATTTGTTTTATACCTAAGCAAGGTGGATTATTCGGAGCTGGACAACAATCGTCCGTTACCGACATGGATAATACTTTTAAATCTACAATTGTTAATTGGTTTGAAAACAATATAGACACTGTAGGATTAAAAATTCCTTTGCCTTTATTAAAAGGAACAGGTAGAACGGCACAAGAAAATATAGATTATTTAATAAATAATTTTAAAGTAAAATCTATAGATATTTTATATAAAGAATCTGATGGTACTTCTATAAAAGTTTTAGATAGTATAAAGACTGATATTATAACCCCTAGTAATATAAGTCTTATTCCAGGCCCTTATAATGTGGCTAATGATGATATAAAATATTATTATAATTATGATTATAAATCATCAGAGGCTTATAAGACGCTCCCTGAAGTACAAACTACACGTGTATATGATAAAGTACCAGTAAAAGCATTAGGACAAGAAATAACTGGCAATAGAGTAACTTATGGTAATTTTGTACAAAGTTATACACCACCTTCTAGTATTGATTATTCTATTACAGTAGATAATAAATCATTAATAAATAATATTATACCAGGTGGAAATCCCGGTCCAAGAAATAATTATACACAATATCCTAATCATACTTTAAAACAAAATAGAAATTATCAGGTTGGTTGGGTATTAGCAGACAAGTATGGTAGAGCTTCATCAGTAGTCTTATCTTCCAACGATGATATAGATGATGTAAATGGCTCTACAGTATACGCCCCTTATAAATCCTATTCAGATGTTCAGGCTTTAACTACTTATGAGTGGTTAGGTGATATTATGAGAATGCAAATTAATTCAGCTGCTACTACAGCTCTTGCCGACCCAAATACTGGGCAGCCAGGGACTAATAAAGCCTATGAAGATACTTCGGTAGATGGGTTAGTTATTACAACAGCCGGTACTAATTATGTAGATGGTACAACTTATTCTACTACTTATACCGGTGGTTTAGGAAGTGGATTGACAGTAGAGGTAACATGCGCAGTAAGTCCCGGACCCGTCACTGGTGTGAAAATTATAAAACCCGGAAGCGGATATGCTAATGGGGAAGTAGTTACTATAGTAGGCGGTGGTAATGATGCAACTTTAACTTTAACAGTAAATCCACCAAATGTATTAGGATGGTATTCATATAAGTTTGTAGTTAAACAACAAGAACAAGAATATTATAATGTATATTTCCCAGGGTTTACAAGAGGTTGGCCTAATACTACAGTTGATGGTCAAGCAACTGCTTGGGCTTTAAATTATGGTAATGAAACTGGGAAGACTTCTTTTGCTATTTTATTATCTGATAATATAAATAAAGTTCCAAGAACTTTAACAAGTGTAGGTCCAAATGATCAATTATTTAATAGTGATGTAGTTTTATATGGAAGAGTAAATAATCCAGATAATACTGATGAACCAGGAACTATTTGGAATTCTGATGGGGAACCATGGAATTGCCAATATTACCCTGGTCGTGTAAGTGATGAAGTAAATCAAATTGGTTTAGTTGGTGCTCAAGGATTTGAAATTGCTAACTCTCCTTTTAATTCTCAAGCAGTATTTGGTGATTTTAGAAACGGAGCTTTATATGATGGGTCAGGTGGTCCAGGGTCTTTAGTCTCGGAAGCACAATTACCTTTTCGACCAGCTACAGTAACTGTACCGACAGCAGCGGGTGGTGCTAATCAAGCTTTTTATGCGGTAGAATCAAATCCCTTGGCTGTACAAATAAATGTAGGATTAGAAGAAAATCAACCTAATTTAAATGATAGAACAGGGCCGGATGCATTGGGTATATATACTTTAGGTGCTGTAGTAACTAGCGAAGGCGGTGGCGCAGTAGCACCAACTGTTGCTTCTATGCGCCCGTTCTTATCAGTATCGGAAACAGAACCTACCACTACGGCTCTTCAACTATTTTGGGAAACAGGAGATACTGGAGATATTGTGGCATTGAATAGAAATCTTAATGATGCATATGATGGTGTTGTAACATCGGAATTAGGATTTAATAGCTTTGATGAAGATGTAGTTCCATTCGATGATATAACAGCTGATTTTAGCTTTTTAGATGGATCAGGTTCTCAAATAACAACAGGAATATCTGTATTATCTTATACTATACTAGATGGAAATGGAATAGACGTAACAAGTCAATTTGATTTAGTGCCAGGTGCTGCCCCAGCAACTTGGAAATTTAGAATTAGTGCAGGTACTTATTTTTGGTATGGTATAGATTCTGCAGTACAAGGTGTGTTTAATATTACTTTCCAAACTGAATATATAAATGCAGGCGAAACTTATTTAGATACAATTACGGCAGGCCCATTAGTTTTAACTAATTTGGCACCAACAATTACAAATGTATTTTCCATTCCGCCAGCACCGCCAGCTACTATTTGCGGTCAAAATTGGCCTCAGCCAGGAAGTTATAATACTAGTCAAGTAGAATTCTTTACTTTTACCGCTGTAAATGGAGCGAATGCTGGAAGTGGTAATGATACTTCAGAACTATATTGGGAAATTACAAATGTTAATTTTGTTCCATTGGTTGGAGGAACTGTTAGCACAGCTGTATTTGGCTGGCAAGCTCCATCCCCAGCAACTGGTATATTAGAAGTACAAAGTGGGTCATTAGAATTAGGAACTTATGAAATTTCAGTTAGAGTAAAAGATGCAACAGATACATTTGGTATTTCTGGCGCAGGTTCACTGCAAACAGCCTCATGTACAGTGGATTTTGTAGTGGGATATGCTCATGCTCCTAAAGCAGTATGTTCTGGCAGAAGACCCGGTGATGGTATAGCAGATGGGAATATTGGAAATAAATCTATTGAATATTATTTTGGTCCTAATAATTACACAAATAGTGGAATTGGAGGAACAGGTAGCGGAACTTCGGCTTTATTTCCAGGCTCTGGTGTAACAACAGATCTTTATTATAATGTTAAAACTGAAAATTATAATCCAGGATTATGTACACCACCAGGTTGGCCAGCTAACTTTACTACTGCAGCTATAGATACTGATGAAGGAATTTATATGACTGTTACTTTTGAAAAAAGTGTTACAGCTAGCCCAGTAAATTATACTACGCAACATACTATATTAGTAAGACCTACAGGATTACCGTCTTGGCAAGCAGCAACCCCAATTGCAGCAGGCGCTTATGTTTCTCCTGATTCACCAGGAACTCCTTTGCCAACTTCGCCAGGTGTAATTTCACAATTAACTGGTGCGGGTGCACAAACAATTACATATACATATCATTTTAATACTCCGGGAGAATATGCAGTAATTAGTAAAGAAATTACAGGTAGTGGAGTTTTATCAGATCCAAATAGTGTAGACTTTTTTGTAGATTTTGGAGACTTATATTATCCAGCGGTGGGTTGCGAGTCAGTATGTTCAGGTATTGATTAAAAATAAAGAAAAACAAGTAATTATATAAATATGGCTATTACCTTAGAAGTTCAATATTTTAATTCCTTCTGGATGAAGAGATTATATAATCTTCCAGGCCCCACTAATGGTACACCCAGAACAGGCCCAGCGATTAATATTGAAGATGGATACAGCCAACCAAATTTACAAAATGATTGGTATATAGAAGAATCTAGAATTAGAGGAGGTTATAATAATGTAAGTACTGATTATGGAGTAAAAGCTTATATAGTTGAAGATGAGCCAAGACAACAAACATTTGGAAATACAATGATTTATTCTGGAATTTATAATTCTAGAACAGGTATTAATCAAACCAACCAATTTAGTGTTGCAGAAGAAATTACAAGGGCTGTAGATCCTATAGAAGGAACTATACAAAAATTATATGCAGAAGATACTAATTTAATAGTATTCCAAGAGAAAAAAGTAAATAGAGCTTTAATAGATAAAGATGCTATATATACAGCGGAAGGACAAGCTATAACAACCAGCGGTACACAAGTTATAGGGCAATTCCAAGCTTATGGTGGTAACTTTGGTATAAGCCAAGATCCTGGGTCATTTGCTGTATATGGATATAGAAAATATTTTACAGATAGAGATAGAAATGCGGTATTAAGATTATCAATGGATGGGATTACTGAAATTAATAATTACGGTATGATTGATTGGTTTAGAGATAACTTAAGCAGTGTAACTACTTCTAATGGAGAAATAACAGGTGGATGGGATATGTATAATAAAAATTATACATTAAATATTACAAACCCTGCTAGTAGTACATTAAGTTTTGATGAAGCTAGTAATGGATGGACTTCTTTTTATAGTTATAATCCACAATTAATGACTAGTTGCTTAGGACAATTTTATTCATGGCAAGATAATAAATTATGGCAACATTATAGTAATACAAGTCCTAATAATTTTTATAGCACAAGTTATCGCTCTAGTGTACATTTAGTATTAAATCCTAATCCTATTAAAATGAAAACCTTCAAAACTATTAATTATGAAGGAAGTAGTGGATGGGAAGTAATAGATTTTTATTCAGAAGTTACAGGTGCAGATGAAGTTAATGGGTTATGGGTAAACTATTCAGATACTGCATTGAGAGTACCGAGTTATTTTGAAGGCCAATGGGTAGACCCTACGACTAATATAGTATATAGACAAGGATTTGATAGAAAGCAAAATGTTTATATGGCTTCCTTAATTAATAATTCAGGAGCAAGAGATGGTGAAGTAATATTTGATGGTTCATCATCAACAGGAATTAAAGCATTCTATGCGAATGTAATAATGCAAACAGACTTAACTACTGACCCAAGTAGCCAAAAACAACTATTTACAGTAGGAAGTAACTTTGCAACAAATTAAAATAAAATTAAATGGATATAAGAAATATATCTCCAGATGATTGGGATACACTAGTCGAATGGGGAATTGATAAAGATAAAGATCTTTTACCTAAAGATGGTACAGGTGGTTTAATGGTTCATGTGGAACATTTACCTATAGCCGCCGGTTTTATTTATTTAACTAATTCTAAATTAGCTTTTATAAATGATATAATATATGATAAAAATAAAGATAAAAAATTATTACATAATAGTTTAGATTTATTAATTGTAGCATTTGAGCAAACTTTAAAAGAATTAGGATTTAAAACTGTAGTTATAATAAATACAGATGAAATGTTAAATAATAGTTATAAAGCTTTAGGGTGGAAAGAGGATATAACAATAAACAAATTAATTAAAAATTTATAATATGTTTCCAATGATAATGCAAGCGGGATCGCAGTTAATTGGCGGTGTGATTGGTGGAATGCATGCTGCTAGGCAAGCTTCCAGAGCCAAGGCTAATGCTAGTGCAGCAAAAAGTGCTATACAAGATATTAAAAGCACTAGAGGTTCTGTGCCTAACCCTTATTTAAATCATGTTAATCTAGCCGATATGGCTCAAGATTTAAGTAGGAATATGACTAATCCTATGGCTAATCTAGCGGTGGCAACACAAGCCGCTGAGATGCAGGCTGAAGAAGCTGATATTGCATTAGCTAACACTTTAGATACTCTACGTGCAACCGGAGCCGGTGCTGGTGGAGCTACAGCTTTAGCACAAGCAGCATTGAGAAGTAAGAAAGGAATTGCGGCAAGCATTGAAACACAAGAAGCTCAAAACGAAAAACTAAGAGCACAAGGCCAAGCTAACTTAGAGGCAAGAGTAGCTGCAGAGCAAGCTAGAATACAAGGAGTACAAATTGGGGAAGCTCAAAGAATACAAGAATCAACCGCGGCTGGTACAGCTTATCAATTTGAAGGTGAAGAAAACAGAAGAAATGCAGATATAGCCAGACACCATCAAGAATATCAAATGTGGCAACAAGCATCAATGGGTTATGAAAGAGATTCAGCTTCGGCGCTTGGAGGACTATTAGAAACAGGAATGGGCATGTTTGCTCCAGGAGGATTATTCGCAAAATAAAATAAATAATTATGTCAAACGGAACTTACTATTACCCAACAAATACACCTGCCCCTAAAAATACTGGAGGTTTAAATGCTTTTCAATTATCAGTGCAAAAAGCAATTCAACAAAATAATGCGTCATGGAATACTCGTATTAATACATTAAAGCAATTTCAAAATGCACCAAAGTTCTCTACTCATGTAGAAGATTTTTGGAATGAACAAATTGGTTTATTTGCTGGTGCTCAAACAGGCGTAATGAAAGGTACAACTAGTGTTAGTGATGCTCAGGGGGAACAAGCGAAAATAGAAAAGTTATGGGGTACGTGGACAAATGCAGCTCCTTATATTGCCTCATTGGGAGAAGTAGTAAAAGAATATAATTTAAGCGGTTATTCAGATAAGCTTAATAATCCTAATTTAGAAGCTTTGTTTTCTGCTATGCAAAGAAATGATGGTAGTGTTACTTTGAATCGTGTTGGTGAAAAACTTGTATTATCAGGATCCGGTGAAATGGAAAGACTAGATTCTAATGGTAATGGTACTGGCGAAATGATGCCGTGGTCTTACGATTTGGATTTAGAACAATTTTTAACTAGTCTTGGTGTTGGAACCTATGAAGGGACAGAAGAAAAGATTATGGATAATCTAAACAAGGTTATAAGAAAAAGATGGACTAAAGATGATATAGGAATGGAACCTATAGTTAATGCGGCTATTGATTCTTTTCCTGGTATTAAATTAGATTATAAAATTCCTCTAATGAAAGAAGGACAAGAAACTGATGCCACTACAGATATTTCTTTTATTAATCAAGATTTTTTAGAATATGCTTTAAATAATGGCGGTTCTAATGCTGGAGGTGATGACCCTGGAAGAGGATCTCCAATGTGGTTAGGTACCGAAGAGGCTACTGCTTTTATGGATAATGAAAATTTTGATTCTTATTATGCTAATGTCTTATATCAAGATTATCAACCTTATTATAATGAATCAGGTGATGTAGAATGGTTAATTGACTATGATGACAATGGTAATGAAGTGGAAAGAATTAAGCCATGGAATATGGCTGACTCAAGTGTATTTATTCCAGCAAGAAATAAGTTGACTGCAATGGCTTTAGAAAATACTAAGATTATGCCTACTAATTTAATGCTAAAAATAAAAGACCAATATAAAGAACTTATAGAAACTGATTACAATGGCAACTTAGGAGACTTTTTAAAAGACGCCCAGTTTAGTGACTTTGGTGCCAATCCTTATAAATATATGGAAGGAACTAATCCAGCGTCACAAGATTTTTGGACAAAAGCAACTGAATATGCAGCTGCCCAAACTGGAGTTGATGAAGATGAAATTATTGATGATGAAGATGATGGTGATGATAACCCACCTCCAAAGCCAGTTGTTGGTTCAATGCAAACAGCGGCTGTTAATATTGGTAAGGCATTTTCTAGGCAAAGCGGTTGGGGTGGTTATAAAATGACAGAATTAATTAAAAATATGAATAACTTGACATTTGAAATGGACGTAGATGGAACAATGCAAAATGTTCCAATATCAATGTGGTTAGAAAATTTGAAAGTTGGTGATGAAGGAATTTCTGTTGAAATAAAACCATATAAAGGTAGATCAAAAGAATTTATTTTAAATGTTAAACCTAGAACGGGTGATAAAATGAGTAATGAGTTAGCAAAAATATTTACAGATAATCCTGAGTGGTATGGGAATAATAATTCTAGGGGTTATGGGATAACTATAGATATTCCAGGTGAGGCACCAACAGATAGAAAAGCAAATGAAATATGGAATTTACTTTTAAACGAATTAAATAAAATAGGAGTCAACGTACAGGGTAAGCGAAAATAATATGGAACAATTAGAATTTCTAGATACTTCTAGTGGGTGGACATATTCTGGTCAAGAAATAACAGGTATGTACGAACGCGCTAAGGAAAATAATGAAATTAGCCAAGATATATCTTTAAAGAATTGGTTGAAATCACAGCCTTTTACTGTAAAAGAAAAAGCAAAAGTGGAGCAGCCTAAAATAAAAGGTATTTCACGTGAACAGTTTGATAATAATTCTGAAGAAAACTTAATACCCGTACTCCAGCAAATTTATGGCAAAGATATAGATATTGAAGAAATAGCTGGCGGTGTAGATGCTATTAAAGTAAAAGATAAGCAAAGTAATTTATGGAATGAAATTGTTTTAAATACTCAATATAATCGTGATGGGGGTAATATATTTTCAGGACTATCTAATCTTAATTTAGAAGATGCACCAAACGCATATGATAATTTTCAAGCTTTTTTAAAACAAATTTCTCCAGGAGCAATTGAGACAGATGAAAATTTAAGTCCTGAATATAAAAAATATTTAACTGATAGATTCAATACCAATCAAAAAGCAAAAAAAATAGATGATTTAAATATTAATTATAAGACTGGTATATATACTTTAAATGAAATTAGACAGGCTGGAACTCCACGTAATAAGCCTTTACTAAAGATGGATTTTGAGGAAAGGGTAAATACTATGGATAATATTGCTAATATAGCAAGCAATTTATGGACTAATATTTTAGCCAATCCAGAAAGTTATGGATTAACTCAAGAAGAAGTAAATAATTTATCTATAAATACTACAGATGAAATATCATTATCATCTAACCAAATGCAAGATTTGAATACTGTAGTGTGGGAAAATCTTAATAAAGAATTAGCGGGTATGAATATGTGGATAGATGAAGAATCTTTCCAAGATAACTTTAGCGCATGGACTCCTACATTTCAAGCGGGTGAAGCAGGTGTAAAATCTAAAATTGCAACACAAAATTTTAATGCCGCAGCACAAGCAGGAACTCTGCCTGATGAGCCAGGGTTATTGCAGTCTATAGACACTAACATGGAGACATTGTTTACTAGCGCGGACCCTGATTTAAAACCTCGTATTACCATTATAAAAGGTCTTAATAGTATTCAATCAGAAATACAAAAAATTCAACTACAAATTAATGACCTAGAAAGTTCCGATACTTTAAATGAAAAAGATGGTAAAAAATTAACTGCCCTAAATAATACATATAATAATTTAAAAACTAAATGGTTTGCAACTAAGAAAAAGTTAGATTTAATGGAAGGTCAAGACCCATTACAATATGACTATACAGGGGAAAGACCAGAGGATTCTGATATAAGTGAACAAAAATGGCAAAGATTAGCTGCAGCTACACAAGAAATTGAAATAGAAAATGGTGTTAATAATCTTAGTGAGTTAACTAATATAACTGATTATTATAATAATCTAAAAAAGCAAAGGTTAATGACACAACAAGATGCTTGTAACACTATGATAACTATAGATGTGGCAAGTTTAACAGATCCTTTTGCTGATACATATTTAAGAGAACAACTTGTAGCAAGGGGATATGGGACAACCTCTGGAAGCGGATTACAAGCGAGAATTAGTAATTGGAGTGGGGATACATCAATTGAAATGAGTTTAAATGATTATTTAGATATAATTAAAGGTAGTGGAGGATTTAATAAATATCAATCCGGCTGGCAAGCAGATTATTTAGATGAAGATGAATATTGGTTTGGTAGAGGACCAGAAAGTGATGTTGGAGGATATGGAACTGCATTCCCAGGATTAAATACTGAAGATATTAAAATGGCCGCTATGCATACTGAGTGGATGATGGCTAATCAAGATAAGCTTGAAGTATTATATGAAAAAATTAATATACAACCAGACCTTAAACGTCAAGAAGATGAAATAGGATTTTGGGGAACAGCTGTTGAAACTTCAGCTGGAATGGGATTTATGGGATTAGGCTCATTTACCCCACGAGAATGGAGTAGAGACAGATCTGGTAGAGGGCAAGAAGAAAGAGGTCTTGAAGGTAGATATAAGCTTGATACTTATCAAGATTTAATAAATGAAATTAATGAAGTAAGAAGTGATGAAGGTATAGCTCCAGTTACTATTACACCTGAAGAAGTAGATGCTTTAGCAATAGATGCATGGGGTGCAGAAGGCTGGGGACAAACTACTGGTGCATTTGTACCTGTAATTGCTGATTTAGCAGCTTCTGTGGCATTAGTAGAAACTGGATTAGGTGCAGCAGCAGGGCTTGCTAATTTAAGTAAATATACTAGGTACGCGCGTATGTATTTAAAAGGACTAAGTCATAATTCTACAGGGATTAACAAGGCTATGTACTATCTTACAACGGGTGCCAAAATGGAAGCTGAAACTCAATTAGCTGGGTTTGATACCGGTTCTGGTGCGACCTTTAGTGTATTTGGAAATGCAACTAGAAACTTAAAATTGTTTTCTAAATTTTTCCCGGAGTCCGCCAAGATAATTGACATGGGTATTAAAGCATCATTCGGTGGTGCTACTGCAGCTGAATTAGCAGGTGGGGTTGAAGCAACTATTAGAGATGTTAATGATCAAGATTCTTTTAATCAATGGTGGGCCGGCCATTATGGTGACTTTGACGAAAGTGTTCAAAGAATAATAAAAAATGCTGTACTATTTAACCTCTATGGGATGAAAGATGTTTATATAAAAACAGCATCAGGGGACGCAGCAAGTCTAAGTTTATGGAGAGGTTCTCGTGGGAATATCTCTGCTATGAATAAAATAAATAAAAAAATAACTGAATTAGAAACTAAGTTAAAAGAAGAACAAGCATTAGGTAGAGATACTAAAACGTTAGAGCAACGAATAAAAACTCTAACAGAAACCAGTAGTACCATTATGATAATGGAGGCTAATAAAAGAGACTTAGGTAGTTTATCAGCGTTAAAATGGAATCAATCTAAAGGTAAAGAAGGTGCATGGGAAGTCAACCCAGAATTTAAAACAAAAACTCAAAACTTATTAAATGAGTTAGCAAAACAAGGTAATAGCAAAGCACCTACTGTGGAAATTGTAGACAATTTACCGCCTGGTACTAAAGGTGCATATTCTTTTATTGGTAATACTATACAAATTAATCCACTAGCTAAAAATGCAAAAGGACAATTAATATTTAATGAAGGAGTTGTGCCTCATGAAATGATTGTCCACTGGGGGATTCGTTCACGATTAGCTCAAAACCCACAGTTGCTAGGTGCATGGACACCAAAGTTAAAAGAAGGTATAGATAAAATTCTTGAAACAACTGATTTAAATTTTGATTTATTATCTAATGATGTAATGTCTAGATATGGTAAATATAATAAAGAAACAGGAAAATATGAGCTAAATGAAGGTTTAAAAGGTGAAGAAATTTTAGCTATGTATGTAGAGCTAATGGCAAATCCACAGGTTTATTATTCTACAGTTGGTAAAGGATTTTGGAAAAATACTAAAAATCAAATATCAAATTTATTAGAAGGTTCGGGATTAAAAAGATATACAGAAAAAAGTATAGCTGAATTAGACAATGTACAAGCATTAGAGATTTTAGCTCGTTTAGCACAAGAATTGACTTTCAATAAAACTGGTGGTCAAAAAATTAGAGTGGCTCAAAACTTAGACCAATTAAGAGATCCATTATTAACTACTCGTAAACCAGAAGGACCTGGTAGACCGAGACAAGGAGAATATAAACTATTTGATTTAGAAAATTTATATTCTAAAGATAAGCAAGTCAACCAAAAACTAAAAGATATTGCTGAACGTAATAAAATACAAGAAGACAGAATAATAAGTGAAGGCGCTTGGAAAATTGGTGAATTAGAAAATAAAGTATTAGCTGATGAAATTAAAAATGCTTTAATAGAAAATAATCAAGGATTAGTTGAGTTGTTAGCACAAAAAGCTTATAATAATCCTAATATCGCAGGATTAGAAGCTGGGCTACGAATTCCTTTAAAAGATTGGAGACAAGGATATAATCAGCAATTAATAGAAATGGTTAATAGCTATGAACCTATTCCAATGGACGGAAGTTCAAAAGGAAAGCAAGTTCCATTTGGTGCATATATTGCTAAAAATCTACCCAGAAGATATGGAAATATATTAGCTGCAGAAAAAGGTAAAACACCAGAAGGTGGCGGAAGGATAACTCAAGATATAATTGCGGAAACTCGTACAACAGAATTAGCTGGAGATTTAATGATAGCCAGAGAGCTTAAGATTAAAAACGAGGTTTTAACAGAATTTGAAAATAAATTAAAAGAAGAAATTGATTTAGCAACAGACTTAGATTTATTATCTTATGAAAAATTTAGAACTACATGGCCAAAAGGTGTAGTTAATGAAATATTTGGGCGTACCCGTGCTGAAAGAGAAAAGTATATTAGAGAAAACGCAGAAACTTTAATGGCTATATGGCCAGAATTAAATCAAACTCAGAGTGGGAAGTCTTTAGGTGTAGGAACTAATCTTCTTAATTTTGCTTATGGCAAAGGACCTAGATCAAAAATGAGTGAAGGTGCTGGTGGTGCTGGGTTAGATTTAAGAGCAAAAGAGCCGCGTACAGCACAAGAACTTATAGATTTCTTAGGTTTTAATTTACAACCTGGGCAAAAAGGATATACTAATTCACAAGCTAAAATTAAAGGTGTAATTAACTTAGCTATGCGTGGTTTAGCTAATCAGTTATTACGTGACCCATCTAAAACAAAACTACAAGAATCTTTATTAGATTTCTCTGTACAAGATGCTAAAGTAAAAGAACAAATATCTAATTTAGAACAACTTTATACTAAAGAATTTGAACGTATAGAAAATGCTAGAGAAAGAGGTGAAGTTTTAGAATTAAGAGAAAGTGATATTAATCAAGCCATAAAAAGAATAGATAATGCTATGAATGCATTTGTAAAAGAAAGCAGGGCTAGATTAAGAGAGGGATTAGCCCCTGAGCTTTATTCTAAAGATTCTAAAATTTTAAATGATAGAGCATGGAGAAGAATAAGCAATGAAAGACCGACAACTATTGAAGGTATAAAAAATATTATTGGTGATACAGAGTATAAAAGCTTAACAACTTTTGCTAAAGACATATTAAAAGAACTTAGGAAAGCTTTTAAAGGTGATATGACCGCAAGGGATAATTTATATGCTAGGAGACAAGCAGTTGAATTAAACATGACTTTGGAGAATTATAAAGCCGAATACAAAGACAAAGTAAAAGATTATAAGGATTTATCAGTTGAGCTGGGGACAGTAGATAGCACTGTTCCGTATTTACGTAGAAATGCTAACGCATTAGAGTTTGCAAAAACTTTATTAAAAGAATTACCTAACTGGGATAAATTAAACCCAGAGATGCAAAAGAAACTTGCAGATCTGATGGGCTTTGGAGATACTAGAGGTAGTTTTGTAGTAGATGGAAAGCAAATGACTTTTTCATCCATGGGATTATCTAGAGGGCAATATACTGAATTAATGGAAAAAACATTTGGTAAGGATTGGAAAAGTGAAAAAGATGTTCCGTATTATTGGGAAGTAGCATCTGCCCCTAATGCTTGGGGTAGAGTTTTAAATACAGAAGTTGGACAAGGGATTTTAAAAAATACAACATTAACTAATTCTCAAAAATTTCAAAAATTACAAGAATTATTTGCAAAAGATGGACAAGAGTTTGATGTAACCGTAGATGCTAATCTAAATGTATTAAAAGACATGTACGTAGCTATGGGAACTGTAGCGCTCGAAATGAAAAATCAAGGTAAAACCAATGTAGAGATTTTACAAAGTATACAAGATTTTTTAAAGCCACAAACTAATAGGGCAACTGGAATATTAAAAACTTTAGTACCTGTATTATTTTTAGACCTAGCTCCTCAGAAAGGAATAGGTAGCTATAAAGAAAAGACAGAAAATTATTATACAGAACATATGCGTGAATTGTTTAATGCAAATAAACAATTTTTACGTAATACTAAAAGCTTATTAGAAGGTAAAATAGACCTAGATCTATATAATAAAAGATTAGATAGAGAGGTACAAGATTTAATGCAAGGCTTAATTGGCGCTAGAATATCTGAAATAAAAGATGCACCCGGTAAAACTTATAAATGGTTTTATGATCCTATGTTAAATATTACTATGGGTGGTAAGAAAAGTTGGGATAATATTATTAGTTTAGAAGGAAATAATATTTATAATCCTACTACTTTAGCTGATATGATTTATAATACTGGGACTAGATATGCTAGAGACCTTATTGCGAAAACCCCTGCTAAAGATTTAACCTCTATTGGCGTACAAGTTAAGAAGCGAGTAGAATTTCCTAAAGATTATTTATCTGCACGAACTAGAAACCAAAAATTAACTAAAGGCGGTGGAATGCTCTACAGTAAAGACATGAGTAATTCCGAATACTTAGGTCAATTAAAAAATAGAGATAAAGCTTTAGAATTGGCTAGGGAACAAAATAAGAACAAGAAAGGAATAAGTGTATTTGATTTTGATGATACGGTTGCTAAAACCAAATCTAAGGTACGTTATACGCTAAAAGACGGCACAACAGGCAAATTAGATGCTACACAATTCGCTAAAAGACATGAGGCCTTAGAACGCGCCGGGGCAAAATTCGATTTTAGAGAGTTTGAACAAGTAATTGGAGGAACTAAGGGACCATTATTTGATTTAGCAGTTAAAAGACAAGGCAAATTTGGAACAGGAGATATTTATATTTTAACAGCAAGACCTCAATCAGCCGCTCCAGCTATACATGCATTCTTAAAAGGTATGGGATTAAATATACCCTTAGAGAATATAATTGGATTAGAAAATGGGGCACCTAAAGCAAAGTCTGATTGGATGCTTAAAAAGGCAGCTGAAGGATATAATGATTTTTATTTTGCAGATGATGCTCTTAAAAATGTTAAAGCAGTTGAACATGTATTAAATGTTGTAGATGTTAAATCAAAAGTGCAACAAGCATTAATGTCTAGAGATTATAGTGCAGAATTTAATAAAGTACTTGAGCAGACATTTGGTGTAGAGCGTTTTAAAAATTATTCGGAAGTTACTGCAAGATTGAGAGGGAAAAAACATAAAGAGAGTTGGTGGATGCCAGCCTCAGCCAGTGATTTGGGATTAATGATGGATAGAATTGCAGGTAAAGGTAAACAAGGGGAGGCACATCAAAGATTATTTAAAGAAACACTATATGATCCTTTTGCTAGGGCTGAAATGAATACAACTGAAGCTAAGTTAAGTATCTATAGAGATTACAAAGCATTGCAAAAACAATATAAAGGAGTTTTTAATGAATTAAAAAATGAGATTATTGACGGCGGTGGTTATACTGTGCAGCATGCTATTAGAGTTAGAAACTGGAATACTTTAGGGCTTGAAATTCCAGGGCTAAGCAAAAGGGACCAAAAAATGTTGGTTGATTATGTAAATAAAAATGGTGAGCTTTCAGCTTTTGCTGATCAAATTATAGGAATACAAAAAGGTGTTTATCAAAAACCTGGAAGATATTGGGAGAGTGCTAGTTTATGGGTAGATATAAACAATACTATTAGAGGAGATTTGAGGAATCAATACATGAAGGAGTTTAAAGATAATGTAAGCGCTATTTTTACTCCAGAACTCTGGAAAAAATTAGAAGCTGTACAAGGACCTAAATATGTGGAGTCATTGAAAAATTTATTGGGTCGGATGGACCGAGGTAGCAATAGAACAGGTAAAGAAAGTAGGATAGAAACTAAACTATTAAATTTCCTTAATAATGCTACAGCTGGTATTATGTTTTTGAATACTAGATCTGCTGTGCTGCAAACTATTTCTAGTTTTAATTATATTAATACAACAGATAATACTATTTTTACAGCGGCGGCAAGATTTGCAAACCTTCCACAGTATATTAAAGACTGGAATCGATTAATGAATTCAGATTGGGCAGTAGCTAGAAGACAGGGAACTAAAATTAATATACAAGAAGCTGAATTAGTTGAAGCATTAGAGGGAGCACAAAATAAAGGTGAGGCTATGCTTGGTTGGCTATTAGAAAAAGGATTTATATTAACTAAAATGGGAGATACTTTTGCAACGGCTACTGGTGGTGCTACATTTTATAGAAATAGAATAAACACATATAAAAAACAGGGTCTTAGTGAGAAAGTAGCAGAGCGTAAAGCTTATGAGGACTGGGTAGAAACATCAGAGCTTAATCAGCAATCGGCTAGAATGGATAAAATTAGTATGGAGCAAGCAACTCCACTAGGAAGAGTTATTTTAGCATTTGCCAATACGCCTATGCAGTATGCAAGATTACAAAAAAGAGCTTACCTTGATCTTAAGAATGGTAGGGGAGACGCTAAATCTAATATAAGTAAAATAGTTTATTACGGATTTGTACAAAATTTAATATTCAATTCTTTACAAAATGCAATTTTCACAGAACTATATGATGACCCAGGTATTTCTGATGATAAAAATATAAGAATAGCAAATGGTATGGCTGATGGAATATTAAGAGGTGGTGGTATATATGGTGCTGCTGTAGCAACAGTTAAAAATGTAGCTTTAAAATTATACCAAGAAGATCAGAAGCGTTTTGATGGTGATGGTAGGACACGTCCTAAATATAGTAATGCTGCATGGGAAACATTAAGCTTTGCACCACCATTAAAAGCTAAGGTTGGTAAAATAAGACATGCATTTGGGGCATTAGAATATAATATGGATGAGATAATGGAAGGTGGATTTGGCTTAGATAATCCCGCATATTTAGCGGTGGGTAATTTAACCGCTGGATTTACTAATATCCCTTTAGATAGACTTATTATAAAATTACAAAATATAGAAGCGTCTATGAATGAAGAATTGCAATGGTATGAAAGAATGGCGTTGCTTGGTGGTTGGGCAGAATGGAACTTAGGAATAGAAGATGGTGAAACCGCTAAATATTATGGAACCGAAAAAAGATGGTGGAATAAAGATGATTCTATTAAACAGATAGAAAAGAAAATTGAGAATCAAATAGACCCAGACTTATTGTTTAAAATTAATAACCCATAAAAATGAAAGAAAAAATTATTAAACTTGGAGATAAAATTCAAGCGGCTTGGAATAAATTACTATATAAATTAATGTTTAAAAAATACAAATAAAATGAAAAATTTAATTATAATACTATTATTATGTTTCTCTTTAACTGCTAATGCGCAGGAGAGAAATAAAAAATGCATGGTCACTAAAATAGAATATGTAGATTCTTATAGAGTTAAAGTTACTAAAATAAACAAATGTAAAAATGTTATTGTAGTAAGAACATATTTGAAAAAAGAGTGGGATGCATTACAAAAGAAAAGAAAAACTCGTAAAAAGAAAAACTAAATGAAACAAATCTTACTAGCTATTTGTTTACTTATTACTTTTAATATAAGTGGACAAGAAAAAGGAAAATTCTTCAAATCTATTTATGATGAACTATTTAAGTATAGTACAATCTATGTAGCTGGGGATATGCAAAACCCAAAAGAAGAAACTAAAGATTATTTTGTAAGAACTAATCCAAGTGGAGGATTATATGATATACCCGTTGTAGAAGATGGAACTGTTTATCATGAATTTGATTATAGATATGGTATAGGCATACGTAAATTAGCTAGATACGATTATGAAGTAAAAGGTGCACAATATTATGATGGCACTGAAAATAATGTAGGTTTATCTGCTACAAACTCTCCTGTTAAAGGTTTAGAATATGTATTTCATTGGGAAAAAGAAAGAGAAAGAGATGAGTTATATGATAATCATAGATACTTTTTAAAGCATAGTGGTAAATACCACATGGTTAAAGTAGAAAGTAGAAAACAAGGGAAAATAAATTTTAATTATCAATCAGCAGAAGTAAGAGCTAAATTACCTATTGGCAAAGAATTTAGTTTATCAGCTGGAGTTATGTATCGTACGCATGAAAGACCTTATGGGTATAATCCTATACAGATTTGGTTAAACGAATCAGATGAAAATGGTAACGCTGTAAATCCTTGGTATACTTTAGGGTTCTATTATGGATATGATGATCATTATACTACTACTCAATATCAAGGACAAACCTTATACGATTGGTATTGGACTGGCCCTGATGGTAATATAGTAGCTCATACAGATTTAGAATTTAGAGAGACAGTATTCACTACTTTAATGAATCGTTATAATGAAGAGATGTGGGCTGAAATAGAGGCGTTTGGTGTATTATCTCCTGTGATCGGATTTGACTGGTATCATTATAAAAATAATTTCTGGATTCACATGTATGGATCTTACTTACCTCCATATCATAAGTACGTAAAAGGAGATGAACAATTTAGTTATTTAAATAGAAATAATTGGGGAGTAGATAATGGACCAACAATAGGTGGAGATGAAGAATATGACCAATGGGAGGATTACCAAGCAGGTTTAGTATTTGGATGGAAAATAAATAGGTCATTAGGAGTATTCTTTGAAGGTGAATATACTAAATTTTGGGATTCAAAAATATATAATAGTTCAGTTGGTCTGAACATAACACTTAGATAAAATGGAAAGATATAGTGGTAACAGCCCCTTTGCTCAACAGCAAGAGCCTAAAAAAACAGCTTGTGATATAGCTATGGATAAAAAGAAACAAGAATATGTTAAGGCTAAAAAAATTGATGAGTGGGAAGGCGGTGAAAAAAATGAATGGGAATGTGTTGATGGTAAAGTTAAATTAATTAATAGACCAATGGAAGATTCTACCACTTATGATGAAAAGAAAATAAATAATAAATAAATATGAAACAATTATGGAAACTTGTCCTTTATGTGGCGGTCATTGCGGCCTTTGTTAGTAGCTGCGCATCTTTAACGCCAGCACCGTCAAACACAATTAAAGTCTTAGCCGTAACGGCTGAAGGTGATACAATACAGCTTGATGTTAATTCATTAAGACCTAGAGTGTATCAAAATATATATCATTCTTATCCTTATTACTATAGTTATTGGAATCCTGGGCCAGGTTATGGTTGGGGTTGGAATAATAATTATTATTACACTAGACCAAGACCAGTTTATCAAGGAAATGTTACGGTTCCAAATGTAACTATACCAACTAAACCTACAGGCACATATAATAAACCTGCAAATACTGGAACAGGTCCATCGTTATCACCAAGTTTAAGTACACCAACAAATTCAAATACAAATAAAGGAGGAAATGGCAGCACCACAAATAGGGGAATCAACTAAAATAACGCTGGATCTTAAAACTATAGGAATGATTGTAGGGTTTACAGTCACTATTGCTAGTATGTATTTTGTAATGCAATCAGATATTGCAGAAGCAAAAGAATTACCTAGACCAGAGATTTCTAAAACAGAGTATGAGTTGAAAGATGAATTAATCAGAAATACTATAATGGATACTCAAGACGATGTAGAGGAAATTAAAGAAACTATTGAAAAAATAGATGAGCGTCTTTATGAGATAACGAAAAAAATAAACTAATGAAATATTTTAATTTAATTTTACTATTAATTTGTTTTAATACTTATGGACAAGAATGGATTACTGATAATAATTTTGATAGTAAAATAAACCAAAAACAAGCATTTGGTGATGACCAACTTTTGCCAGTTGTAGTGGAATTTTGGGCCGAGTTTAATGACGCTAATAAATTTGAAGATTGGGATAAATTGGAAAATGTAATTTATTATAGAGCTGATATAACTAAATGCCCTACAGCAAAGAAGAAATATAAAGTAAGAATGGTACCTACTATAATTGTATTTAAAGAAGGTATTAAAGAAGATATGTTCAAAGCTGGTTTAGATTTAATATTACCAGCAGATTTAAATGAAATCCAAGATGCAGTAAATGAAATAAATACTGCAAGTAAATTTTAATTATGAAAATAAGTAACCACATTACATACCCAGAAGCTATACATTCAAATACAGCTAAAAGAAAAGGTATAGATAATACTCCTAATGAAGCTCAAGTAGAAGCTATGAGGTTATTAGCGGAAAAAATATTTGAACCATTAAGAGAATGGGTTGGAGGACCAATTAAAGTTAATTCATTCTTTCGATCAGAAGCTTTAAATGAAGCAATTGGTGGGTCAGTTACCAGCCAACATTGTAAAGGGCAAGCAATTGATATCGATGATGTATATGGTAGAAAGAGTAATGCAGAAATGTATAATTGGATTAAAGATAATTTAGATTTTGACCAAATGATTTGGGAATTCGGTACTGATATGCAACCTAATTGGGTGCATGTATCTTATGTATCGGAAGATAAAAATAGAAATAAATGTTTAAAAGCATATAAAGAACACGGTAAGACTAAGTATAAAGTCATATCATCATAAAGGAACAAATAGAAATGGGCGTACCATACCCAAAGTTCCTGTAACCAAGGGGATCTCGTTTTGAGGTCCCCTTTTTTAGTTACCCATCACAACTTAAACATTCTTCCATTGCTCTATTAGCAATATCACCACGTAGGACGGATTCAGTTCTCATATAATATAATGTTTTAATTCCTCTTTCCCATGCATCGAGATGGACTTTATTAATCCATTTGGGAGTAGCCTCAGCCGGGAAAGCTAAATTAAGACTGACACTTTGGTCTATATATTGTTGTCTAATTCCAGCCTGTCTAACTAGTTCAAGTTGATTGATTTCTTTAAATGTTTTAAATATTTCTTTTTCCTCTTTAGATAATTCTTTAATATCTTGTATGGATCCGCCATCTTCTAATATCTTATCCCACATTTCTTTAGTATCTAATTTCTTAGATTTTAAAAGTTTTTGTAAAGTAGGATTCTTTCTAATGAAAGTTCCTTTAGCGGATTGGTCTGTAAATACATTAGCAGCCCAAGGCTCTATTCCTGGAGATACGTTTCCGCTAAGCTTTGAATTACTAACAGTGGGAGCAATAGCACGAAGGTGAG